CGAAACGCGATTGTCACTTGACTTGTGTTCAGACGTGTGCGCTTCCGACCTGCCATGCCGTAGCCGGCCAGGATGGCCCAGGCGGCGGTGTTGGCGGTGCCGGCCTTCGCGACGTTGTTGGACTTCATGATGTCGCAGCTCGCGACGCGACCGATCTTGCCGTTCCGCGCCATGTTGAGGTTCTCGCTCGTACCGAAGGACACGAATCGCTCGTCCTTCAGCAGGAGGCCCTCGACCCACGGCGGCACGACGCACCAGCGACCCTCTTCCGGGACGTTGTTCTCGTCGAGGAACACGCCCAGGTCCACGATGCGCTCGTACGCGTTGGTGCCGGCGCTGCCGGTGGTGTCCAGCAGGATGCCACCGGTGGAGTTGTCGTAGGTGCCGACGGTGTTGGCGCCGAGCGTGTCGGCGAGCATCGTGTCGCGCACGAACTGGTCCGCCTCGTTGCGGAGCGCGTAAGCGGCCTCCTGCATGGCGGAGTTCATGAACTTCGGCTTGGCCTGCGCGGCGTCGACGTCGTCCACCTGGAAGTTGAACGACTTGGCCTGGTCGATGACCAGGGTCTCCTGCGCGTCCGAGAGGACCTGCGGCGCGGCCATGTCGGTGTTCTTGACGTAGTCGGAAACCGTTACGGTTCCGATGGACTGGATCCGGACCACGTTACCGCTGTCCTGGATCTCGCCTTCGTAGTCCCGGTTGATGACGCCAGGGGCGCCATACACCAGCGCCTTGTGGAGGTTGTCCAGCAGACGCGCGGACCATACCTCGGGAATGAAGTTGTCGACGGCCATCTTACACCACCCTTCGTCAGGTGTCAGTGGTTGGGCACTTGCGCCCTGTTCACACAGTCAGCAACTGCCCCTCACAGCCATCTGGACTGTTGGTGGCGTAGCTGGTTTTCGTCAGCGGCCCTGCGCCGCCAAGATCGGCTCGATCTCCGCCCAACGGGCGTTGATCTCCTCCGGCTTCATCTGCCGGATCTGCGCGATGGTAAGCTCCGCTCCCGGAGCGCGTTCCTGGCTGGGGTTGGACTCGACCTGAGTCGTGATGGGCGGAACCGCACCCTTCAGGTACGGCTTCGAGCGCACGAGTTCCGTGAGCACGGTGTCCATGTTGGTCACGTCACCGGTCTCGTTGAACTCGAGCGCGTCCCAATCCAGCAGGCGCACAGCGTCCTGCGGATCCTGAATCCCCATCCGGCCCGCTCGGAGAGCGACCTCGTACTGGAGCTGGTATTCGGCGGCGCGTGCTGCCTCCGCCTGGAGACGCTCCTGTGTCTCCTGGTACTCGAGCTGGAAGCGCTCCGACTCGGAAAGCTTTGCGCGCTCCTGCTCCTCCCTCCACGCCTGCAGCTCCTGCAGGGCGGTTTCGGTCTCGCTCAGCTTGACGCGATAGCCCTTGGCCTCCTCGCGCAGCTCGTGAACGTACTCCTGCGAGAACGTCTTCGACTGCTCCGGTGCCGGCGGTGGCGTCTCAGCAGCCTTCTGCGCAACGTCCGCAGGTGTCGGCACCTGCTGCTGCGGCTGCTGTCCTTCGGGGGGAGTCGACATCTGGTCTCCTCGATTGTGCCCTCCACCAAGCGGTTCTACCGCTTGGTCCTTCAACATAATGGTATGGGGCTTCTGAAGGAGCCAAGGAGCACTGCATAGTGTCCTATACCACTCGCGGAACACCCCAACACAAAAGTTTTCGGAGAAATTTCCGAAACACCATTGAAACCACCCCTGAACCTCACCTATACTTATAAGTAGAAGGACAGACAGACGCAGACACGCACCCGGAGGCAGACGATGACGCAGCAGTCACAGGAGGAGCAGGACCGGCGCTTTCTCGAAGCGGTCCTGACGGAGCAGGAGCTCCTCGAGCTGCTGGAAGAGGTCATCGATGTCTGGGACGGTGACGTCCCGAGCGACAAGCTGTGGGGCCGGATGTACCTCAGGTACGAGCTCCACCAGCTGCACGGGTACACGAACAAGCACTGACGCGAACAGGAGCAGACGATGGCGAACATTCAGTGCGGCCATTGCTGGAAGACGCACCAGACCATTGCACAGGTGCGCGAGTGCAGTGATGCCCACAAGGGCGGAACGGATGCGCCGCCGTGGTGGAGCTCGAAGGTGAAGGCGCAGCCGAAGAGGGACCGGAGCCCGTCGCTGCCGACGGACGTGAAGGTTGGCGCTGACGGAGTCGTCACGTGGACGAACCCGAAGCACAACCCGTGGAAGGACATCCACCACGAGGCGGAGCAGGACTACACCGGAGGGGAGTACACCCGCCGGAAGGCCAGGACCGCGGTGGAGAACGAGTACCGCGGGACGAACCAGTACGGGTGGCTCTGCCCGAACGCCAAGTGCAAGGACGGGTACTGCCACTACCGGGCGACGGTGAACGCCAGCTGGTGCCCGAGCTGCAACACCGGGATGACTGCCGGCAGCGGAGAGGTGTTCTCGAAGGGGCACAACTTCGAACCGGCGCAGTGGTACCTGCTTCGCATCGCGAAGTGGATGAACAAGCGCGCCTGGAACCCGGAGCACTACAACGCCGGCTGGGACATCATCGCCGAAGCGATGACGCTGGCGGAGGTCGTTGACTACCTCCGAGAGCACGACGGGTACAACGAGAAGCGGGCCATCAAAGCGCTGCAGGAGCTGGTGGACCTGAAGAAGGAGCTGGAGGACGAGATCCGGAACGCGTAACACACTCGCACGCAACCATCAGGCGCCTCCGGGCGCCTTTTGGCGGCAACACGGAAGGAGTGCCGATGAACAAGGCACAGCTCATCGACGCGGTGAGCAAGCGCATGAAGCGCGCAGACGCGGAGACGGCAGTCGAGTGCGTGCTCGATGCCATCCTGCGAGCGGTGGTCGAAGGGGAGCGGGTCGCCGTGACCGGCTTCGGATCGTTCGAGGTCCGTCACCTCGGGGCGCGGCTCGCACGGAACCCGCAGACGGGTGAGCCGGTGCGCGTACCGCCGACCAACCGGGTCAGGTTCAACCCGGGGGCCAACTTCACCGAGTTGGTGAACGGCAAGCCGCTGCCGCCGTTCAACCAGTCCGCCGTCGGCAAGGCCCCCAAGGGGTCGAAGACCAACGGCAAGAAGAAGAAGGGCAACTGATCATGGCAAAGCTCCCCATCCGCAATGCGACGAAGGGGTCGCAGACGAGCAAGCAGGCGCCGCAGCGCGTCCACCGTGCGCCGCAGATCGTCCAGCACCTCCAGGACCGTGCCGGCCAGCCGGTGACGGTTCAGGAACTGATGGACGTGACCGCCGCTCCGAACCCCACCACCGTCCAGAACATCGTCGCGGACCTCATCCGTCGGAAGAAGCTCGACATCGAGGTCGTCGTGCGGGGCAACGTCTGGCGCTACGTCGCCCAGAAGCCCGCACCGGAGAAGCAGGCGCGGCAGCAGAAGCAGCCGAAGCCGTCGAAGCCGCAGATGCGGACCTTCGAGGAGGTCGGGACCACCTCCGACGGAACCATCGTCGCCAAGCACGACGACAAGCTCTACACGGTGCAGGAGATGTGAGCGATGCCTGTCGAGGAACCAAGGGAGCACGTCGCAGAGCACGACCGTGAGTTCCTGCGGTCGTCGGCAGGCAGGGCGCTGTGCGTCACGTTCGGTATCACCGTTCGTGAACTCGAGCAGCACCTCGCCCACCCGAGCGAGACCTTCGAGGCGTTCGTAGTAGCGAACATCGCGTACTCGAACCGGAACGCGTTCTGGGCCCGATACGAGTCCAGCCGTGCACAGTGGGCACATCCGCAGGTATAACCTGCCGCTGAGGCGAGAGAGCAGGGCTCTCTCGCCTCTTGGCATGTTTAACCGGGCTATCGGGCAACGTATTTGCTACGCCCGGATAGCGATCCGTCCGTATACCCGGGATTATTGACCGGGCCTTGCGGGCTGACTGGTGGAACCAGAGCCCTTTGCGACTCCCGCTGATCGCGTTCCACCCATCGACCCGTTTACGTTGCCCTTCCCACCGGGATTGTTGTTCCCACCGCCGGAAGCGGGCTGCGACGGAGTGGCGGCACCAGGTGCCTTCGACACCTGCGGGATGGCAGCGAGACCCTTCGCCTTCCGAATCTCGGAGTCCTCCGCCTCCTTCAGCTGTGCCTCGCGGTTGGTGCGTTCCACCGCAGGGTCGTAGCCCAGCTTGGCGAGGATGGTGTCGTTAGACGCACCCAACAGCTGGTCCTGCTGCAGCGTCTGGCGCTCGAGGAACTTCGACCCGGGGATGGGCACAGGCCACTCGATACGGAGCGACTCTTCCGCAGCGGCGGTGTCGACCCCATCCAGGATCAGCAGCTTGATGCTGATGTCCAGAAGCATGTCGCCGTAGGTGAGACGCTTGGCGGACGTCTTCTGGATCAGGGGGCCGTAGAACACCGACGCGGAAACACCGCTCAGCTGTGCAGTAGCAGCGTCTCCCTCGCCGTACGCGATCTGCGGCACCTGCGTCATCCGGTTCAGGTTCGCTTCGATCTTGTCCACGAACTTGAGGGACGAGTCGAGGTTGGAGATCATCTCCAGGACCTTGATGTCGCCCTCGGGATCCGGCAGCGTGATCATGCCGTCAGGGCTGACGTCCACCTCGGATGCCATGTCCGGCGTAATGCCCTTCAGCAACGTCTTGGGTGCCGCGTGGATGCGGATGATCTTGTTGAGGTTGGACATGGCTGTCTGCTGCGCGGTGATGACGCTGATGACCTGCGGCTCGAGATCCGACAGGCCCCAAAACGTCGATGGCAAAGGCAAGTTCTGGCAGTGGACGATCGGCGGCCAGGGGTAGTTCCACCGAAGCACAGGGCCCTGGGCAACCTCTACCTCCAACTGCTTGCGCAGGAAGTTGCTGACGTCGCGCTTCTCGAACTTCTGCATCGTCCAGTGCGTACCGTCAGCCCCACGCTTGATCTTCTCGACCAGCGTGACCTTCTTGCCGCGGTCGTCCGTGGTGCAGGTGGTAATGCAGAACTCGCGAACGTCCTCGAAGTCTCCGGCGTTCCACTTCACATCGACGTTCTGCGGGTCCAGGATCACCAGCCGGGTGTACTTCTTCCCGTACCCGATTCCGTTGGGCACGAAGCGGACGAAGCAGTGTCCGTTGATGCCACCGGACACGCCCAGCTTGAGGAGGAACGTCGGCTGCTTGTTGGCCTTCCAGCACGCCTGCAGCTTCTTGAACCACTCCGGCGGCGTCTTGTTCTCGAAGTCACCGGCCCATGCCAACCCCTCACCGAACAGGAAGTGCACGCCGATGTTGACAAGTGCACCCGCGGGGTTGACGACTACGTTGTCGTTCTGGTTCTTCGTCACGCGCAGCGGCTGAGGCAACTCGCCCAGGTATGCACGCCACGCTCGCTTCATGCGCAGCTGCCGATCCGTCACGCTGTCCCCAACGGTCCGGGAAACAGGGATCTGTGCGAACTCCGCGATCTTGCGATCGTTGTCGAGTGCGAACTCGTCGGTGGTAACCATCGTCACATCCTCTCTACGACCAGAGACCCGCGGCACGCTGCCTGCGAGCACCACGCTGGCCAGCAAACGTCTTCGAGGACACCTTGTTGAACGCGCCAGCGAATGCGTCCACTTGGTCCTTGTCCTCCGTGTTGGGGAACGCTTCCAACTCGTCGAGGAAGCTGTTGATCCACGTACCGCGGATCAGGAACACCAACCCGCCTTCACAGGCCGCGGAGACAGGTCGTGCCCGTTCGGACTTCGCCACGCCGGGCTTGTCGGGCTTGAACACAAACCCTCGCAACACGCGCCGGCGGTAGTGGTCGATGGTATTGACGCCACCTGATCCGGGCTCCTGCTCCATCCAGATGACTGTGCGCAGCTTCCCGTCTAGGGCTGCCACCCGTGCTACCTGGCGCTCTACTGCTTGAGGGGTACCCTTGAACCGCTGGAGATCCAACAGGTAGAAGTTACCATCGTCACCCAGCGCCATCAATACGCCGACGGTATAGTTGGAGTCGATGTTGTCGGTCGCGGCGAGGTCCCAGTACCGCACGCGACGCAAGATCTCAACGCCCTCAGGAATACGATCGATGATCTTGTCGACGAACCAGGTACGGTCGAATAGCGACCCTGCCTGCTTGGCGGACCAGTCACCGTGCAGCAGCTGGTCCCGCTCGAGCTTGTCGAGGTTCATCAGCGACCGCGTGTACGTTTCCTGGTCCAGGTGTGGGTTGTCCTTCAAGCCCGCGGGAATGAAGATGCGTCCGTTCTGCTTCCCCTCCACCACGAACCGCTGGCGTACCCACTCGTGCCCGACGCCACCCGGGTTGGCTGCACCTCGCATGCGGATCGGGACCTTCGAGTTCTTGAGGCGTCGGAGCCTGGAGTGCATGTACTTGTACTGCGACTCCGAGAACTGCGTCAGCTCGTCGAACCCAACGAACTGGAACTCCGATGACTGGTACCGGTACTTGTCCTTCTCGTGCTCCATGTACCCGAAGGTCAGGGTCGCACCGCTGGGGAAGTACCACCGGTGGTCCTTCTCCTTGAAGATGGCATCCGTACCCGCCAGCCAGTCGTGCGAACGCTCCAGCAGGGCGCCGGGCAGAGCCAAGTCCTGGAACGTGCGCCGGAAGATCAGCGCTGCATAGTCCGGCTGGTCTACGTACTGAAGCGCTGCCATGAGCATGGCGTCGGACTTGCCACCGCCAGCTGCGCCGCCGTAGAAAGCCTCCTCGTTCGGCAGGAGCAGGAACGCGGCCTGCTTGGGTGTTGGCTTGTGCGGGATGTACTGCGGCAGGAGCCGCGGCTGGAGCATCTGCCTGAGACGCTCCATGTCATCGGCCATTGCGACCCTCCTTCGCCTTCTTCTGTGTCCAGTGCAGCTTCACCAGGCGCCGTGCGAAGAGCGGGTACCTGCCGAAGATGGCAGGCACCGGCTCGCCGTTCAACTCCTCGAAGATGCCGTACAACTCCTTGACACAGTACCAGGTGGTCGGGCACAGCCACATGACTGTGCCCGACGCCATCTCCCAGGGGATGAGCTTGCTCGTCTGCGGGTTGTGGTTCTTGACACACTGACACGATACCCCCGCAGGTACTGTCAGTGCTTGCCCTCGCGTCATGATCTGCTATCCCTTCGGCTTCTTCGGCGCGGCCTTCTTCGCACGCTGTGCCAGCTTCTCAGCAGCCTGCTGCTGGAGAGACTTCGGAGGCACAATCCACTCGATGTCGCCAGCCTCCCACTGGAACTTCGCCGGGGGAGGCCCGGTCGGGGACTTCTCTTCTGCCATCAGACAACCTCCACGATGATCTTGCGCTCGCCACCGACCTTCGTGTCGCTGACGATCTTGAACTCCGTCCCACGCGGCAGCAGCATCTCGTACTCGTGAGGGAAAGCAGACCCGGATGTGTGGTTCATGTCCAGCACCTTCTTTCCCTTCCCCACACGAACCTGCATCTTCACGCTTCCACCGAAGGCGTTCGGGTCCTTCGAGGTGGAAACGTATGCCTTGTCGCGGAAGCGTGCACCCGGAGTCATCGGCGGCGGATAGTCCGGGAAGGGTCCGTTGCCACTCATCTTCCGCGACAACACCAAGTCCGACTCCAGCGGCGGCGCTTGTTCGAACGCCCTGTCTATGGCCTTGATGCGTTCCGTCATGCCCTTGTTGACGCCATGACGGAGTTGGCTGTTGATGTTGGAACAGCCAAGTGACGTCGTGTAGTACTTCATGGCCGACGCCTGAGTCTTGTTCGGCTGCCAGTCGCCATTCAGACTCATGTCCCGAGGTGCCATTCGATAGCCCTCTTCGTACGAACCTGGCCAGTGCTTGTCCTGTACGGGCTTCAGCTGGTCCTGAGCAGCGGACAGAGATGCTGGTGCTGCTGTAGGAGTTGCGCCAGGAGATGGCAGTGGCGAACTGCTACTGCCGCCCTGCGAACTCGTCGGTGGTGTGAACCCGCCAGGCTTCGGTGCACTTGCCGCCTTCTTTACAGCGACCGGCGGACCTACGTACGAGAGCTTGCTGTTGTGGAACCAGTCCTCAACAGTGTCGTCCGTTATCTCATCGACGTACTGCACGAGAGACTTGTTCTTGCTTAGTCCCGCACCATGCATCATGAGCTTGCCGACGTTCCCACCCGGCAGCTCGACCTTGGACTTCAACGGCGTGTCAGGAGTGACAGCTCCGGTGGAGCTAGGGGTGCTGGAAGGCTTCGCAGGAGCAGGAGCAGCCGCACCACCAATAGACTGAACGGAGTAGGACGGATACGTCACCTTCTTGCCTTCAGGCGTCTCGACGGTGATGTACATCGTCTCGTTCGCGGCGCGCTTGGTGCTGACCACCTTGCCCGTTACGCCCGACTTGGCTTGCACCGTGCTGCCGACAGTGGTCTTCTTGGCAGCGGGTACCGCAGGAGCAGCTGCTTTCTTGGCTGGCGGTGCGGCGGTCTTCTTTGCTGGAGCAGTACCGGAGCCCGTACCGAGAGGCTTGACTGAGGATGCCGGTACAGATACCGGAGCCCAGCCCTGAGCCTTCTTCAGTGCCGGAGGATCCAACTCCAGCTGGTTTTCGTTGTGCCCAAGCACAGTCCACATCAGTTCCGCGTACTGAACCTTGGACCCTACAGGAGGCAGATTCGAAGCAGGTGCTGCAGGTGCGGCCTTCTTGGCAGCAACCTTCTTGGCGGCAACCTTCTTGGCAGGAGCTGAGCCCAGCGGTGCCAACGCAGGAAACGCTGCCAGCGGATCGTTGTCATTCGACTCAGGCTTGAACGCATCATACAGGTCCGCCAGAGAGGTCTTTGCGTTCTGCTTGTTGGCAACGATCAGGTCGAGGAACTCGTTCTGCTTGGCCTTGTTGTTGGGCCACCGCTGCTCTGCGTACGGCTGGAACAGGTTCCGAAACTCCAGGTTGTCGATGCTCGCGAGCTTGTCGAGAGCCTTCCCCAGCGTGGAGTTGGGATCGCTCGGATCCTCGATGTCGATCTTGCCGGCATAGAAGGCATCCCACAGCGTCTTGTACACCGGAACGCCAACGTTCCCCGGAGGGGAGTACGTCATGGGCTTGCCCACGCCGAACTTGAAGGCCTGACCCTGATCGATCTGCATCAGGCCCTTCGGCGTCTTCAGCCACTGACCTGCATGGGCATCGTAGTTGCCCGTGACGTAGTCCAGAATCTGGTACGTCAGAATGGTGTCGAGATCCTTCGCCGACAGCGCTTCGGGCTTGAACCCATTCGGGTAGCCGAAGGCGGCGGAGCTGTTGGGAACGAGCTTCTGGATGTGCCCGTCACCCGTCTGCTGGAAGATCGGCGTCTCCAGCCCCATCAATCGATGCAGCGCAGCGACAGCAGGATCCAGCGACCTGGAGAACTCGTCCTTCTTGTGGAGCCACTGCTGGCCGTCCTCGTCGACCAGAATCTCACTGCCGTGACTACCGACCTTCTTGCCCGTCTTCTTCAACTTGCCGACAGGCTTGAATGGGTCGGGCGCCGCAGGCACAGCAGGCGTGCTCAGTGTTTCCGTACCCTGCTGTGCTCGAGGCGTGTCGCGGATCTCTCCCAGCAGTGCATGATTGGCCAGCATGTCCGCGATGGCTTCGTCCTCGGTTGAGAACGGACCTCCACCGTCGCCGGGAGAGAGCAAGGAGGTCCAGGTGTAGCCCTTATCCTCCTTGTACACGTTGCCCTGAGCCTTGCCGTCCAGAGAGACCTTGGTCTTGGGCTCTCCAGTGACGAGGTTCTTGCCCCTGTCCTTCTTCACGCCAGCGGGCAGCTTGACCTTTGGCGCAACCTCTGGTGTCGGCGGCACCAGCTCGTACTCGCCCTGCTTGGCAACGACTCCCGTGATGGAGAAGCTACCAAGCTGCTGCTTAGTACCGTCCGCAGAAACAACGTGGAACTGGAAAGCACCCTCCGGCGAGAGTGTCACCGATTCGACCTTGACGTTCTTCCCCATCGTGGTCGAAACGATGTCCCCTCGACCTGCTAGTTCCCCGCCGTTGATGACTCCCTGCGAGATGGGAGTCGCCTTCGGCTCCGACTTGGGCTCTGGGGCAGCGACCTTCTTCTGGCCGGTCTGCTTCTTGGCAGCCAGACCCTTGGCAACAGCCTTAACGCCAGCGGACGGCTGCTTGGCAGACGGCTTGCTGGACTGCTGTGACTCCGGGTTCTTGGCCTGGTAGATCTTGCCGGCGGTCTGCTGTGCAGCCTTCAGTACCGATCCCGGCTCCGCCTTCTTCGGCGCAGCACCCTTCAACTTGGGCTTCGTAAAGGTCGTCTTGCTGCCCTTGGCACGACCGACGGTTGTACCAGACTTCAGCTTCTTGGACTTCCACGGCGGACCGTACTGGTTCTTGCCTACGGGGTTGTTGTTGCCACCCCACCGTCCTCTGGCCATCTCACCTCCTGTACGTCGCTGTGCGCGGCGCAGTACCACGACCGAACTGCTGGCGACCACGCTCCATGGCAGCGCGCTTGGTCTCTTCGAGCAGCTCCTTCTCGGCCGCCTTCTTTGCCTTGGCCTTGATCTCTGCTTGCCGGCGACGCTCGGCCTCCTGCTTACGACCCAACGCCAGAATCTGGGCCGTGGTCATCTTGCCCAGCTTGCTACTACCACTCTTGGCGGCTACAGACTTCG